TTGCTAACATAAAGCTCACGATAGATGATGAGTTGTTCACTAGGAGTGACAGCAAACCACACAACTGCAGAGAAGCTACCATATCCGTAGTCACACGCTCTAAACTTTGTCCAACTCTTCGGTATATCAAAGGAATCAATGACATGTTTTGTCCTATCAAACTCAGAAAACGCTGCACCCTCTGCAATATCCCAGTTTCCCTCAAGCAATTGCTTACGTTGATGCTCAGGAAGAGACAACAACATGGTTTCATAGTCACCACCATCAGCCAAATAGGGGTTGTCTGTCAACATAGCAGGTATAAACCTGCGTTTAAACAGAGGAGCACCCTCTTTACTGTGTCCTTTAGGATACACCAGCGTCTGACCAGAGTCTAAGTCTGTAGCCCAGAACGCTTTTCCTGCGGGTGATGGGTCAATAAACATCTTCTTAACCCAAGAATGCCCCGGACCACCCGGATTTGTCGTGGCTCTCATAAAAATTGGTAGGTCTGGCGCTGATGTACGCAAGCGTGAACGCATATAGTTCCACGCAAACGGTGTGTGCCATTGCGTCAACTCATCAAAACCAATCCAACTAAACGCCAAACCTTGATAGCGAAGCACATCTTCGTCCCTGTCTAGGTATGACATCCAAAGTCTTGCACCAGAAGGTGCTTGCCATTGCATCTTTCTCTCTGACCACTTAATGCCGGGATATATCTTTGGATACATCTCTTGGCTTTTCCAGATGAGTTCACGCAATTCCTCTGTGGTGTGTCGTAACAACAACCCAGAATATTGTGGATGACCCATATAACGTAACGGATCAGCCAACATAGCATAACTTTTACCACCACCAGCAGCACCACCATACAACACCTCACGCTCTGCAGCAGCAAGGAAGAACGTCTGTGGTCCTACGTTAGGTTTAAAGATGATGTTCTGTTGTTCAACAACAGGTTCTTCTTTAACTAATATTGGGGACGGATTGTTCTGTGAGTCTTCTGTATTGTTCGCTGTCGAAATAACTATCGCTGGCTTCGGAGCCAATTCTTTTTTCGTAGGCTTGCGCTTTGTCGAGCGCTTCTTTGTACCTGTAGGCAAGGTTGCGGTAAGTTGTAGACCGTCTTTTGTATGATCGCTCATCTTTTATTCGTTTACTTAAACCTACATGTGAAATATATCTACCAGATATCTTGGTAAGCCATATAGACACTTCACGCAATGAATACTGTTTTAGATATAGCTTGGCTTTGGCAAGAGCTTCTAGCTCCTTTGGTATAGGTTTTAACCATCCTTCATTCTCTGGGTCTGCTTCATAACCAAAAGGAATGGTACGACCTATTCTTGGTATTGATACATAGTCAGAGGTCTTAGGAGCTTGTGGCAATATCCATGCACCAATGTCTCTAGTCATCACTCTTCCTCTACTCTATCCTTCGCTGGCAATATCATAACACCATTGCTACTCTCAACTTGAATCTTGTCAGTCTTAACCAATCCAGCCCTGTCCAACAAATCTTTAGCAGCATTCATCTTCTCTTTGATGCCAAGCTCTGTAGGATCAAGTATACCACCAACCATTGCCATAGCAGCACGTGGTGCATTCATAGCAATGTATAGCTGTGTAGCCTCAATGATTTCTTCTTTTAAATAGTTTGTTAGCTGGGCTGTCTTGTAGTTTTCTGAAAAGCCAGCAAGACGCTTTGCTGCAACAATGTTTCCATTGGCTTCGCTAAATAATACGTCTAGAAATTTCTTGTGTTGTTCTGTAAGTTCTTTTGCCATAATGGATCCTATGTTGTCAAATATGAACGATAAACCCGCTTAATGGTTCATATATGGGCTGTTATAATGTTGAGGTGGTGTATGTTTCAGTTGCTGTGATGGTGACAGTGATGACACCTGCTGTGCTAGCCAAGGCTCTGATGCTGTCTTGTTGGTCAAGACCTAAAGGTCTTTCAATCTGTAAAACACTGTTACCTCTTATTGAAATGGTTCCTAACACTTTGTAATAGGTATTCAATACTATGCTATACCATTCCATTGTTACAGAGACAGCACTAGAGCTATCGTTTGTTATTAAAATAGAATCAATGTCAGCTTTGAATAATGTTGGGGCAACATAAACATTTTGATTGCTGGTTGTTAACACTGTAGACAGTGTTCTGTTTTTTGTTGTTGCCATATTAATTTTTTATTAGAAAACCAGAGAATACACCAGACACTTCATTATTGTTAGATGATCCATAAGCTCTTATTTCCAAATCTGTTTTTTCTAAAAACTTTAAAGGAGCAGCAAAACCATCAAAGCTCACTTGACCAGATGGTGCTGTCAGTCTAGAAATATCTCTAAACACACCACCAAAAGGTCTTTGAATAAGCCTAGCTACAATGTATTGATTAGCAGAAGCAGAACCAGTGGTAATAAACCCTGAAGTAAGATAGAGAGTGTAGCCAGCAGGTACAGTGTAAACAGTCATTAACGTTTGATTTGAACCTAACGTTATTTGAGCATAAGTGGTTCCACCATTAGCAATTGTTAAAGTACCTGCTGCTGTACCACCTGAACCAGCCGTGGTTACAAAAGCACGATAGACACGAATTAATGATGTTGGTATAGACACAGGTGTTGTTCCGTTAAGTGTAACAACTTGTGTAACCTCAAGATAGTTTGTATCAAGACCAATAACAGTCACTGTTCTAGCGCCTGTACCAGCAGCAGCATCATTAACATCTGAACTCACTATTGTCATAGCAAGAGCAGAAGAAGGATATATGTATATACCTCCACCATCCCAAACAGTTTCTTCTGCTGTATCTATATCAGAATTAAAACCAAACTTAAATAAACTAGAAACGCCCGTCACCAACCCCTGAGAAACTAAGAGTTCATAAGGAGTTTGTATAGGATCGGGATAGCTGGTTATCATTTTCTAAACTTTGCTGTTTTGTTTGCAACATTCTTTGGTTGCGCTACAAATTGCTTACCCGCAGCAGTGCCTTTTCTTTTAGCTTTTGTGGTTGCTGCATACTCTGCTGCTGATAAAGACTTTATCGCAGCCTCTGGTAAATATCTTTCACCCGTCTGTGACGAAGGCTTACCACTCTTAGTACGCCATTTCTGCTTACCCCAATCTTTTAAAGACTGTTGTGGGTCTTTCACTTCTTCACCTTCTTAGGAGGAGTGTGGCTTAATACTTTGCTTGATGCAGAATGTTTAGCACCTGTCATCAAAGTGGAACCAGATTTGTGAGTTTCACCTTTGTACACTTTACCATCAGGTAAATAATGTGTTTGATTTTTACTCATGATTTATAGCCCCCACCCTTTGCTTTATATTGTTTTGCTAACAATTGCGCTTTCCTAGCTGACCATTCGCCAGCATCACCACCTGAAGACCCAGCCTTTATTTTCTCAAACAAAGCTTTACGCATAGTGGGCTTTGTATAAACCCCTGCTTGATTAACCTTAGACTTGGGCTTCATTTCTTCTTCATGCGTTTAGCTTCAGACAAAGCAATGGCAATGCCCTGCTTAGGATTTTTTACAACCTTGCCGCCTTTACCAGAATGCAACGTGCCTGTCTTAAACTCATGCATCACTGCACCAACCTTCTTGGTTTGTTTAGGTGTTAGTTTTGTAGCCATGCTTAGCACTTCTTCTTAGCCATGCCGCCATTTGCCATCTTCTTAGTCATGCCACCGTATGACATCTTCTTCATAGGGGCAATGAGAATGGCAACGCCTTTAGCCTTGCCCATCTTCTTCTCAGCCTTCTCTTCAGACTTTTCATGCTTCATCATTGCACCCTTAGATGTATCCATTTTTTTAGTAGCCATTTTGTTTCCTTTAGTAACAACTCCACCCTTAGCGAATGAACGCTCTGCTAGTTGAGCATATTGGTCTTCCAACTCACGCCTCTCTCCAAACGTAAGACTCTTATCCCTCATCTTCTGTGCAATGAGAGCTTGTGCTTCAGCAGCAGAATATTTAACAGGAATCTTCATTTCTTCTTCATCACCTTAGCAGGTGCTTTCTTAGCCATTGCTTTCATAGGAGACTTTATAGGAGTCTTCATAGGAGCTTTGACAACAGCCTTTGTAGGCTTCTTAAGAACCATACCACCCTTAGCAAAGCCAGCAGCCTTAGACGCTAAGTCTGTAGCCTTCTGCCACATCTGCTCACGTACATCAGAAGGAATGCTCTTGTCTTCTGCAGCCCTGCGATATTTTTCTATTTGCTTAGCCTCTGCAGCTTTAGTCTCT